TTTATATACGAAGAAGCCCACCGGAGAAAGTAAAACAATGGCAATTTCATTCAATAAGCAAAAAGGTTCAGCACAAAAATCCTCAAACAACTCTTACAAGTACGTAGACGGCGACAATAAAGTTCGTATCGTTGGTGATATTCTTGCACGTTATGTTTACTGGGTTAAAGGCGAGAACGACAAAAATCTACCTTTAGAGTGTCTTTCTTTTGACCGTGACGCAGAAGCGTTTACTAACAAAGAAAAAGACTGGGTTCGTGAGTATTACCCTGACCTTAAATGTGGTTGGTCTTATGCTACCCAGTGTATCGATCCTAAAGATGGTCAAGTTAAAGTACTAAACTTGAAGAAAAAATTATGGGAACAAGTCATCACAGCAGCTGAAGACTTAGGTGATCCTACGGATGTAGAGACAGGTTGGGATATTACCTTTAAACGAGTCAAGACTGGCCCTCTAGCATACAACGTAGAGTATCAACTACAGGCGTTAAAGTGCAAAACTCGCGCTTTGGAAGACGATGAGTTAGCAGCTATCAAAGATCTTAAATCAATGGATCTAGTAATGGCTCGACCTACTCCAGACGCTCAGAAAGAGCTTCTTGATCGCATCCGTAAAGGTAGCGATGATAATGTAGATGAATCTTTAGAAGACGAATTCAAAGTAGGATTTTAAAGTAGTATGATACTATTCACAGCAGATTGGCATATTAAACTAGGGCAGAAGAATGTCCCAGTTGACTGGGCGAAGAACAGGTATAAAATGTTCTTCAAACAGGTTCATGAGTTAGAAAAAGAGTGTAATATGCACATCATTGGAGGCGACCTATTTGATAGGTTGCCGACAATGGAAGAGCTTGAGTTGTATTTCCTATTTATTAGGAATGTTCAGATACCTACCATAATATATGACGGGAATCATGAAGCAACTAAGAAACATAAAACGTTCTTTACTAACCTCAAAAAAGCCTCAAAAGATATAAACCCTTTAGTAACAGTGATAGATATATCCTACATAGATGAAGATCTAGGATTCGGTATACTTCCTTATGCAGACTTGCATCGTAAAGGTATTATTGATCATTTTGACGCTTCCCAACCTTTGTTTACCCATGTGCGAGGAGAGATACCTCCCCATGTTAAACCAGAAGTAAATCTAGATATGTTTGATGAGTTTCCTGTAGTATTTGCGGGTGATTTACATTCACATAGCAATACCCAAAGAAATATAGTATACCCTGGTAGCCCTATGACTACTTCGTTCCACAGGAATAAAGTAGAAACAGGCTACTTACTGATTTCAGAAGATACCTGGGATTGGTTGTGGTATCCTTTCAAGTTGCCTCAACTACTAAGAAAAACAGTATCTAACACAGACGCTATGATTTCCACCGAGTATGACCACACTATCTATGAGGTAGAAGGTGATATTCAGGATTTGGCAAACGTAAAAGACTCAGATCTGTTAGATAAGAAAGTAGTTAAACGAAATACAGAAACCAGTCTAGTTATTGGTGCCGATATGACGATAGAGGAAGAGTTAGCAGAATACTTAATCTACATATTAGAAATAGAAGAAGAAAAAATCCCCGATATTATAGGAACTTACAATGATTACTCTCAAAAAGCTCAACTGGGATAACTGCTTTAGTTACGGTGCTGGTAACGAGTTGAACCTCGATGCCAATACAGTAACGCAGATCATTGGTACTAACGGGATGGGAAAGTCTTCCATCCCGTTAATTATAGAGGAAGCATTATATAACAAAAACTCTAAAGGTATCAAGAAAGCAGATATACCTAATAGATACGTAAACGATGGGTATAGTATATCATTGGAATTCTCAAAAGGAGCCAATGAGTACAAAATATCTATAAACAGAAAAAATTCTGTAAAGGTAAAATTAGAGCACAATGGTGAAGACATATCTAGTCATACAGCTACTAATACTTACAAAACATTACAAGAGATAATAGGGGTAGACTTCAAGACCTTTTCTCAGTTAGTATACCAAAATACTAATGCGAGTCTGCAGTTTCTTACAGCTACTGACTCTAATAGAAAGAAGTTCTTGATTGACCTATTACATCTTGAAGAATACGTCGAGTTGTTCGATATATTCAAAGAGGCCTCCAAAGAGACTAGCTCCTTGGTTTCTTCGGTTCAAGCAAAGATTGCAACGATAGATAAGTGGTTGACAGACAATAAATTGAGTGATACCAATATACTTCCTTTGATAAATATTGATATTTCTACGGAAGAAGACGAGAAGCAATTAAGTACTTTATCTTTAGAAATTAAAAATATCACTGAAAATAATAATAAAATATCAAAAAATAATAGTCTAGTAACTATGCTAAAGGATGTAGATTTAGCTAAGGCCCAGGCAGGCTCTCCTGGAGAGAAAGTACCTACTACGGAACATAAAGAGGCTTTATACGCAGTAAAGGCCAAGAGACTACAGGCAGTAAAGTCGTTAGAGAAGATAGTTAAGTTAAAAAGCAGTTGTCACGTATGTGATCAACCTATCAATGAAGAGTTTAGACGTGACTTAATTTCTACTGAGATTGCACAAAGAGACTCTTGCGATATAGAGATTGAAGTATTAGAAGGCGTAATAGAAGGCGCTAACTTTACTAATCAAAAAGTACAGCAGGCCTTAGATTTAGAGAGAAAATGGAGTGACCTATTTAGGTCTATAGACCGAAGTTTACCTACTAAGCTAGTGTCTGAGAGTGACCTACTAGTAGAGGTAGAGAACCTTAGTGCTAGACTTAAAATTAAAAGAGATGAGATACGGCTCTTAACTGATCAGAATACTGCCATTACCAAGCGTAATACTCGTATACAAGTTATACAGGAACAGACGCAAAACTTTATCACACAGCTAGGAGAAGCCACTAAGACTCTGAATCAACACGCGCAGTTAGATGCAAATCTAGAGGTACTAAAGAAGTCATTCAGTACTAACGGATTACTGGCGTACAAGATAGAAAACCTAGTGGTAGAGCTAGAAGATGTAGCTAATACTTATCTTGCAGAGTTATCAGATGGTAGGTTTACTTTAGGGTTCAATGTAGAAAAGGACAAGTTAAACGTAGAAATTACGGACAACGGTAACACTGTTGATATTCTTGCACTTTCATCTGGAGAACTAGCAAGGGTAAACACTGCTACTCTTATTGCGATACGCAAACTAATGAGTAGTATATCAAAGTCTAAAATCAATATATTGTTTCTAGATGAAGTCATCAATGTATTAGATGAGGTAGGTAGAGAAAAGATGGTAGAATTGTTAATAAAAGAAGATGAACTGAACACCTATATAGTATCACACGGCTGGACGCACCCGCTGTTGGATAAGATAGAAGTTGTCAAAGATGGAAATGTGAGTAAACTAGAATGGTAGATTCGAGAGCAAAAGGTGCCAGAGGTGAGTACTTAGTAAGGGATATGTTAAGAGAGAGCACAGGCTTAAAGTTCGAGAGAGTCCCCGCTTCGGGGGCTTTAGAATATTTAAAGGGGGATTTGTACGTACCCAGAGAAGCCAATAAGTACTGCATAGAGATAAAGAACTATGCAGATTCTCCATTAACTGATAAGCTGTTTACGGCTGAAAAGACTAATAATCTTATTCGTTGGTGGAAGAAGGTAGTTCAACAGGCAAAAGGCGGAGACCAGGAGCCTATGTTGTTCTTCAAGTATAACAGATCAAAGGTATTCGTAGTAGTAGATGAATTACCTAAGAATACTAAATATATTCATATCAATTGGTTGGGGTGCTATGTTATGTTAGCCGAGGAGTGGCTGGCACAAGAGGAGATACACTTTATTCATGAGACGAACATTATCAAGAGGTAGCTGCGTTAGACAGCTCGGGAGAAGAAAAATCATGGCTTTTGACTTTAGTAAAAAGCTCCAAAAAGATGAAGGTACCACACTTGTAGTAGACGCACTTAACTTAGCGTTTCGCTGGAAGCACAACGGAAAGACAGACTTTGTACAAGAGTATATAGGAACAGTACAATCATTAGCTACTTCATACAACTGTGAGAAGATCATAATCACAGCAGACCAAGGATCCTCTTCTTATAGAAAGAAGCTTGATCCTGGCTACAAGATGAATCGGAAAGAGAAGTATGCTGAACAGACCGAAGAGGAGGCTGCAGCGTTTAAGTTGTTCTTCCAAGAGTACGAAAAGACTTTAGCAGCTTTAGAGAACATGTATCCTGTATTACGTTACGACGGTGTAGAGGCTGATGACATTGCAGCTCACCTAGTAAAATTTCAAGCTCGCTACGGACTAGATAAAGTATGGCTAGTATCTAGTGACCGAGATTGGGACTTACTAATTAATGACACAGTGTCACGCTTCTCGTATGTTACTAGAAAA